CCCTGCGGGCCCTCCACTCTCGGTTTAGTAACCGACTTGCCGGGTATTCGCTACCCGGCTATCCATCTGCGTGTGTACGACACATGCGCAGCCATGCCCTCATCCGCTGGGCGTTTCGACAGCTTTAATGCTGCTTTGCGAAACATACTGCCCCAGCAGTCTAGAGGCACCGTGAGGTGCTCTCCGGACTCATAAGGTACGCGTATTTCAAGACGACAATATTCGTTCTCTTCCGAGAGCGGTCGTTTCGAGCGTACCCTAAGGTTGGATGGGATTGATGTAACAGGTGCGACCAACGCAAGAGCTCCTCCGAAGAGGGCCTCGCATCGACCGTCCTTAACCTTAAATCTTGATGATTTAAGGATAGGACCATACCATTCGTCATAGAGACGATGGATGCCAAGTACATCTACTCCATCCCCGTACATACAAACCAGATTGTTAATCAAGTCTGCGGTACGGAAGCGGCTTGGGATATCATCGTCAGGTAGGTGTTTCCACCTTACTGGCACGACGCGGATTCCTTTCCAGAAATCCCCGCCGCACGACTCCCGGAAGGGAATGTCGCTAGCCATAAACGACTTGGCCTTGTTGATAATTAAACCAGCAAGTTCAAGTGCCTGAGTTACGTCCGCGGCGCAAGCCGTAGGACAGATGATATCATCGCCATAGACCGACACTGATGGGGGCCCTGATAAAGGCGTCCTCGTCAGTCTATGTGGTGATGTGCGGTCATTAAGGAAGTAATGATTTACTATCCCACCGCACGCGGCCGAAGTAATGGCCCATAAACAAATCGACATCACAGGGAAACAGCAAGCTGATCCCATAGGTGCGAATTTGTCTAATGGCACAGATGTGCCATCAGGAAGAACGGTCGAGCGTGTACGACATGAGTCGAACGCTCGTATCCAGCTTTGTGGAAACATAGTGCAAACTAGTTCCCACGAAACTCGATCCGAAGCTTCTTTTAGGTCCAAGGTAGCAAGGTGGTCTCTTATAGAGGCCTCCCGTGCTAATTCTTGGTTTCGCGTCTGGTCAGTACAACTGACCATACGCGCTATTGTAGGGTGGTGGTCTATAGCATCATATAACTTGGCCATGAGGCCTTGCTGTATGTACATGAACTCACGAGGTTCGCAACTAATCAGTCGCGGACCCCTCGAGTCCTTATGGACCATTACCACTCTAGCCTCCGGTTCTGCCTCCTCGGCGTTAAACAAACGATCCATGTTATCACATAGGTCATGTTTACCGCTGAAGAAGTACTCGTCATAAGGATAAGATCGATTCAATCGATCAATATACCTAAATGAAGAGTATCTGTCTACAGGTTTTACCCTGCAGGCAGACGCACCACTACCGTGACGCGGTTGGATGTCGAAGGGATTACTCCCAGACAACAAACGACCGACGATATTGC